GGTGTAGACCCAATAGCATCCGTTATCCAATTGTTAGGTGCCGAACCTGATGAAAGTAAAATTAACACCTACAAATTCAGTACTGGTAATTCAGAAGTATACTTCAAGAAAAATGGTAGAAATATTGAATTGGATTTGATTCAAACCGCAAAGGGTAATCGTGACGCTGGTGGTGCTAAACTGGCTCTAAGCCAATTCCTCAATGCTACTGACGAAGTGGGTGTTGACGTTACTTTGAGTGCTGTACCCAGAGACAAGGAAACCAACCCTAAGAGACTAAAAAAATTCTATCAACAATACGGATTCGAATTCATAACCGAACCAGAGGAAGATGAATATGGAGATATGATTCAAAGTGAATTTGACTTTGAAATGATACGTTACGCTAATTAGGGGGTTCCATCAAAAGAGTGTTAACATGTACAACTCTTAGAACTCTTCAATCAGCAGGGTCACCCCAATCAACACCATCTGGCGTTAAAGTAAACTCAACGTCAACACTCTGTAATGTAGTGTACGGTTGCAACATAATCGTCACATAAGTGCAATCATCAATTTCATCATATGCTACCTTCTTTTAACCTTATTGAGTTATTTATAAACTTCTTAATTCCCTTGTATCCCCACTTCTTAAAGATACTACTTGGGTCTTCACCTTCTGGTGGTATACTTATCTTAACCCTACCACGTAGGTCACCAACATTTAACATCCTGTAATTCTTTTTCGCATCAGCAACAGCATCAGCATCCAATAAGATGACAATGTTAGCCTTAGCATTTTGTAAAAATAAGAACAATTCTGGTGAGATGTATTTACCNAATAACGGTATTGAGTTCGGTATCACGATGTGGTCAAAAGCNCCCTCAACCAAGTATATTGTACAATCTAAATTTATCTTGTAGCCATTGAATATGACCTCGGTTTTTTCAGCCTCTGGATTCAGATACTTTGGGTAGACCTTCTTATTGAAAGACCTCGCAATGTAATAGTCCACGTTTCCAGCTAAACTATAAGATGGTATGATTATTCTACTATGGTATTTACCACTTGAAGCAAACCCAATATCATAATAGTCAATCATCCAATCGGTTATACCTCTATCCTTGAGGTACTTCATTGCTTCTCGGTAATACTGTCTATGTTTGTTACAATCTGTCAACCTTATAAAGCTCTCAGGTAGTTTTACGATTGTCACTGGCACCACTTCACCTTCTTTGGCTACTCGGATATAGTCGTAATCTGGTTTTATAGCTTGGTAATCCCGTTGATTCTTTTTACTGCCGTGTTTGAATATCAGTTTACCTAACGAACCATGGGTTCCGTGAGTTTCACTACATGACCAGCATCTATAAACACCTTCCTCATAGTTAACTTCAAGATTCCCCTTACCGTCACCATGTGGCATACCCTTCTCTTCTGAGCACACTGGGCAGTCAAAAGCCATCTGACCAGAAACGTCATTATGCTTCTTAGCATCACCTAAGAAGGATTCCAATATGTCTGGAATGTAAAAAGCCATCACACGAATATACGAGTAATGACTTACATTTACAACTTTTTATGTGATTAAGCTGGTACCCAAAGCTTTTCTTTGTGCATCTGACCTAACACTGCAACGTATGCATCTTTTCTCAGGTTACCGCATATTTATTACTATGAGAGATAAAATAGTTAGAGAATTAGGTAACAAACCCGTAGTTGGGATATACGGGGTTACTAATACCACCAATAATAAGGTATATATTGGTCAATCTATTGATATTGATAGACGGTGGAACCAGCATAAGTATGGTAAGGGTAGTATAATATTACATAACGCTATAACAAAATATGGTATAGATAATTTTGAATTTAAGGTGTTGGATGTGGTTGATGTTGATGGGATGTCTAAAAATGATATCAAAGAATTATTGATAACCTTAGAACAAAAATGGTTAGACGCTAAAAAATCGTACATTAAAGAGAATGGTTATAATCAACAATCAAGTGCTAAACCCACTATACCAATTAAACGTTCGGGTGACTTTGGTAAAACTATTAGTAAGATAAAAATTGATAATAATCATTGTGGCAAACCCATAACCCAATATGATTTAAAGGGTGTTAAGATTAAAGACTGGGGGTCTGCCGCACAAGTAGAGCGAATTTCAGGTTTTCACGCTGAAAACATATCAGCATGTTGCTTAAAAAAACAAAACTCTTCCAATGGTTTTATTTGGCGATTCCGTGATGACCCTATAACCAATTCTGATATAACCAAAGCCAATAATTCTAAACGATTGTCAGAAGTTAGACAGTATGACTTAAATGGGAAACTTATAGCCACCTTTAAAAATACTAAAGATGCCCACAACAAGACGGGTTTAAGTTGGGGGGNTATTCGTCAGGCTTGTAGTGGTCATAGAAAAACTGGGTGTGGTTATATATGGAAATTCAAAAACCAACCACTAACCTTATCAGAACATGTTAAGTCTTAGGACACCATTTACGCCCCTTATGCATCTGCCCTAAAACACAGGTATAAGCATCGCACATATCGTAGTTCTCTTTCTTTAATGAATTCACTTTAGTGTATAACCACTCAATCTGTGGTTCTAACTCACTGACCATTTCCCAAATTATAGATTTCTTGTCTATGCCATAACCTAAACCACCAAACAATACTGGTTTCGCCTTTTTGATAGCAGCTTCAGTGTGTGGCGTCCCATCTTTCTTGTGTGTTCTCTTCTGCATTAATTCTGGAAAACCAAATGCTCTAGCATCGTAAGAAGAAATGAAGTCTGGAACTACACCTAGGATGTCATATACAGACCTCGATACCATACCATTAAAACGTAGTAATGTAGCTACAGTATAAACGTTGTTTGAACGTAGTAGTGGTTCCTCGATTATCACTTTAGTGATACCAGTGTCCCTATGTTTTTTGAGGAATTCTTCAAATACCTCTACCTTCTTAAAAAGCTCTTCAATCTTACTCTCTGGTACTGGTTTTACTTTGGGTGTGATATGTGTAAGTACACTCAACTCGCCACGACCACCCATATCTTCAAATAATGCAACTCCGATTGTCTTGGTGCTAACATCTAGACCAAGAATAACCCCATTTTCCTCATTTTCTCTATTTTTCATATTTAATTCTTTTTTCATATTCCCATTTAAAACCACCAACCGTTTTATAACTAACACCCCTACAACATTCTGAAATGTGTCTCAAATTCATCTCTTTTTGAACCTCATTAACTGACTCCCACATTTTTATAAAATTACCATCCAAATCTAATTGTTTCACTTTTTTTTTACTAGTTGAGGCATCAGCTAATTTTTTTCGTAACTCAATTGACGCTTTTTTACCTTTATTTGGTGATATCCTCCCTTTAATGGCTTTACTTAGATTATCTCTATGTTCTTGAGACCTAACTTCACCGTTATTCAACCAAGGGATAGCTTTACCTTTTTTTGCTTCAGACATTTTTCGTTTAGATTCTTCAGTATGTTTCCTACCTTTGGTTGAGGGTGGTTGGTCACCACCATCTGTACTATTAGTTAATCTAACACCTAACCCCCTATAATACGCAATATAATGTCGCTCCCAATACTGCCACTCTTCTTTTAAAACTTCATCAATAATTATAAGCTCTGGTCTAGATTCTGAATCAACCATCTTTCTAATCCACCTATCTTTATAACTATCATGTTTAAATCTCTCTGAAATATGCTTCCGTAACCTAACTTTAGGGTTTTTACTTTTACCCACATACCTTAATTCTTTCGTGGTTGGTTCCACCAACCCATAAATATAAACTACCTCTTTATCCATAATACTTTCAATATAAATATATCGTCAGTGTGAAAAAGTCTTGGTTGATACGTCCAACCCTAATATAAATCCGTTCTCTGTCATCCTATTGTTCTTATAAAAAGAAAGATAGTCAATCCCACAATAAATGTAAAGTATTACTTTAAACGTTGATACGTACTGAGAAGGCTTTCAACTCGTTAGCGGTTTTAGGGATGTGTGCATCCGTCTTACCATATGCTATCANATTACCGTTGCTGTCATATAGACCAACCTCTGAAATCCTAGGTGTATCACCATCGACATACGTTGGGTTATTCGACCTTGTGAATTGTCCTCTGGATGCAATACAGGTAAACTCTTGGTTTACGATTGAACTAGCGCTTCCGAATGTTACTGTGTCGGCACTTGTAGTACCAGTCACATCATTAACGATTGTAGAATCAGTAATCACGATTAAACCTTTATCCAAGAATACAATACCTACGGCTGTATCTGCTGATAAACCTAGAGTGTTGTTAGTTGTTAGATTGTATCTACTCTTACCATTAGCTGAGAACGGTTTTATAGTTCCAAACCCTGTTGCCCATGACTTTGAAACATCACCATTAGGTCTCTTAATTTGGTCTGAGAATAGGAACGCATAGTTAGGTGCGAACTTAGCTGTTTGACTTGAAGTTTCTGTGAGTCTGCTATCATCCAAAGCAATGTTACCTTGTTTGTTTTGGAACGTGCTATAAAGATTGTACGTACCACCTGTGGTACCAGACACGGAAAAGTTAACTTCCTTACCATCTAACATATCACCGTAACTTTCGTTAAGTATACTCACCACAACTATTTTATCAGATGCGATACTTGCCAATGCTGTGTCAGACCACCCACCTTGGGATAATGTCTTGTTAGTATATGCTAAATCATCACTGCTAGTAATAGGAAGTTTAAATGATCGGTATAGGTTAACCAATGGGTCTGTTGTTGTAGCACTACGTGAAATAACATCTACGCTGGTTAGATTACCCAAAACCGTTGATTGACCCAAACTTTCGAAGGACTGAACCAACCTATTTGAACCTGATTCAACATTCTTGAAGAAACTACCATTCTTAGCGTATAACTTATTATTCATCACAACATTTGTTGTCACAGTATTACTGGTCAAACCACTGGTAGACGTAAGGTCACCACCCATTGATGGAATCTCACCAAGACCTAAATCTAATGTACAGTAATAGTTCGCGTCTGAATCACCCAATGCAAATTGTGTTATCAAGTTGCTAGCATTTTGGATTAGTCGTTCACGTCCAATCGGTGTGAACTTAGCTGTTAGCGTTGTTGTTGTGTTGTTAAATCCCATCTTAGAAGTCTATTGATAATTCTGCGTTAATTTTCCCACGTTTCACTATACGATTAACATAACTACATAGTGGTTGTAGGTTGGTGTGATGATTTAACCTGATTATATCATCTTCTGTTATTATGGTGGCTAACGGTATTATATGGTCAATATCCCACCCATAGCACTCTTCACCGTTATATAATCCGTAATTCCCCCAATTCATCCACGGTTCGAATTGAGACCCCAAATGCATCTTGAATTCATCGAACGAGCACCCAAGTATTTCATGGGTTTTAGATGTCTTAATATACCCCCCCTTACGTATCGTCTTACTCACCATACTTCTAATATTACAAGCTAGTTTAAATGAGGGGTCATTTATTTTCCGTTTCCTAACTGATTTATTATAGCTTTCTTTAACTCGTTCTGGATTATTTTTCTTATATTTTAATTTACTTACTCTTACCTTATCAGGATTATTCTTTACCCATTTTTCCTTGACCGCTTTAATCCTATCCTTATTATCCTCAACATATTTTTTTATCCTATCTTTATTAGATTCCACCCACTTTCTCTTATAGATATCCCGCCTCACCTTTTCTTCCTCCGTTAGTTCTTTTTTGTTCGAATTGTAGTATGCTTTTTTTTCTTCTTTATGATTACCATACCATTCTTTAGCTTTATTAGCTAACCTAACTTTGTTTCTTTTAGCGTAAGCTCTACCATTACGTCTTTTAGCCTCTAGCTTCTCTTCTTCCGTAAGATATTTTTTAATTCTACCCANGATATTATTAAAAATCGATGCTTAATTCTGCTGTTATTGTGTTACCATCTAGTATGAATGGTTTTGACATCTTAGCTACTAAAACCAAGTTCTTCTCACTATCATAGAT